GGGTATCAAGTTGAGCCCGTACTGCAACCCGGCCCTCAGCGAGATTTTTCCGTGCTTCCAGAATGACATAAACATCATCGGCGGAGATTATCACTTCATGCCCATCGGCCTGAACCTTGCGATTGACATAGAGTTTATCAGTCGGGATGAGCAGCCGCCCGATCATCGAGATCGAGGTTTCAATTTTTGTCGGCGGTGATTTCAGAAGCGCGACATAGAAGGCCAGGACAGCCGCGGCCTCCGCATCGTCACGGAGTGCCGTTTCGACTGTGTATGACTCTTTCGTTTTGTAGCGTTGCTCTGTCGTGGCCTCGGTATGGATAAGCTGCTTGAATATTCCGGTTGTCGGGTCTTTGGCATATTTCAAAAAGATGTCGCGGAAGACTCCATCGTCCGGGCGTTCCTTTTTGAAATCCTTATGGTCATAATCGCGCAGCTCCAACGTTCCCACCGGGACGCTCTTGCGATAGTAGCGCGCGGCGAAAGTGCCATCGACAAGCGGCAGGAAATGGTAAAGGGAAGTCTGCTGCAATAGCCGGTTGAAATCCATCGTGGCCGTATCCTGGTCGAGAAGCCATGCAACTTTCTGTGTCCGCGCCGTTTGCAGTTCGTAGAAACTGAGCATGTTCAATTCGGATTCCGGGATGCCGTTCAAAATATGCAGGACAAAAAATAGATGATCCGCGACGTTCTCGGAATATACGCCAGTCGCCGCGCCGAAAGGTGAAGCGCTGAAATCGAAGCCGTCCTTGATCCCCTTCGCGTCGCAAGTAATCTCGCCGTCGCCCGGATCAAATAGCAGAGTAAATTCTCCATTATGAAGGTCAACCGTATAATGGGTTGCCAGCGAAAGCGTCATGCCCTTGTGATAAATCGCGTCAATGGATTCAAGCTCGAAAACATCAGCGCCAGAATTGAAATGCGTCTGCGAGACCTTGTACGTCCGGCCTCCTGGCGAAATATAGGTATTGATGCAAGCCGGGGTAATGTTTTTCTTTTCACCGAACAGGATCGGGATGGCCTGGCCCTCGATGTCTTCGCTCATGCTCGGATAATCGGTCAGGTTGTAATGGTCCGGCGGGATGGACTGCAGCCGGCCTTCGCGCGCATCGAAAAGCTGGAAGGTCGTTTCTATATCTGAGACGACCGGCGATCTCATTTTGCCGACAAAGATTTTGTCGAGCTGGGCATAGGTATTTCCCATCTCGCCCAGGCGGACGCGCACATCGCCGTTGCTCCAGTACCAATCGTCAACGTCTGCATACCAGCGCGCGAGGTCATTCATGATTGCCATGTTGCCGAATGAGGTCTGCATCGCGCTCTCGAAATGATCCGCGATTGTCGCGCTCAGTTCCGAAAGCGTTCCTGGCCTGAGCGCCGGCTCGTAGTAGTGCGGATAAATGCAACCTTCGGGAATGAAGTCAATCGTCTCGCCATTTTCTCCCTGCCGATTCGATAGGCACTTCCAGACATAGGCGATAATATCATAAGTATAATCAGGCGAAATGTATGCTCCTGGATCAGCACCGCCAATCAGGTGAAGATATAAAACGCCTCCAAAAAAATCTTGATAAAAAGAACCTTCAGCTGCTTCGCATGCTGCAAGCGTCGATTCTTTAGTGAGCGAAGCTCCGTCAACTTGGAGATCGACGATCTCGCCAAGATTAAAATTGCTATGATACGTCGTGCTCATATTCCCCCATTGTGAACTATTCCAGACCAAACCCTATTGGCTTGGCCCAAGGCGATAAAATCTCCAACTCCGCCTGTCTGTTTGTAAATATCCCCTTCGACTACTGCTGCATAAATATCTCCATTCGGGGCTGCCGATATGCTTTGCCATTCTATTGTCGCCCCACCCAGAGCAATAAAATCGCCAATGCCGCCAGTCCTTTTATAAATATCTCCAAAATATTCAGAGGCATAAACATCTCCATTCGGGGCGACAGTCATCCCTACCCAATTCCGATACGTTTGACTTAAAGCATCGAAACTGCCAATGCCTCCGGCCCGTTTGTAAATATCCCCGCCATATTCAGAGGCGTAAATATCTCCGTTCGGGGCTGCGGCCATCCCAAACCATGTCCTATTAGTTTGGCTTAGAGCAATGAAATTTCCAACTCCGCCTGTACGCAAATAAATATCTCCACCATAATCAGCAGCATAAATATTCCCGGATGCGTCTGCTGCAAGTCCAGTCCAATCTCTGCTCGCTTGGCTTTGTGCGACAAAATTTCCAGCACCGGCGGATTGCTTATAAATATCGCCTCCGTTTGCTACACTTGCATATATATCTCCGTTTGGAGCAGCCGCCAGAAAACGCCATTCCAAATTCGATTGGCTCAATGGAAGAAAATCTCCACTCCCTATTTTTTTGTAAATATCACCACCCCAGACTGCGGCGTAAATAGCGGCAACTGAACCGCTGCTCCAGCTTGCACTTTGTAATTGCTTCCCGGCCTTCGCCTCGACGATGAGTAATTTTTTCGCGTCGTTTGAAAAACTCATCTCTCTGTCCGGGTTTCAATGTTCAGCTTCCAGTATGTTCCCGCAAGGTGCGGCCACTCCCACGATGTGATCTTGACGTATTGCAAGGTCAAGCCAACGTCTCCGCCGACTGCCGGCGGCGCTTCCACGATGCAGCAGGGCCGCGTCTTGCCGATCTCTTCAAAGACGGCTTCCAGATACGCCTTGTCTGTATTCGGTTCAACGGCATCGAAGCTGTACGTTGCGCCATGATATTTTGAAAGCTGGATCGTCGATCCCTGGCCGTCCTCGCTCTCACTTTCAATCGAAGGGTCTTCAGGCGTATTCGTGCGCTCGCCCGTAAATCCATAATGAAGCACAGCGGCATCGCCGGCCCAGACAAGGCCGATCTCGATGTAGCCATCCGGGTTAGAAGGGTCTGCTGCTTCGATTGCCATGTATGCGTAACTCTTCGCCGTGCGGATGGCTATCTGTCCGGCATGATAGACCAGCGAAACAGAATCCACCAAAGTCACGAAAGCGTCCGAATAGAACCGGGCCGTGACGACGGCGGATGCTGTCAAGTTATGATTTTTTATTTCAATGAGGCGGATCGTCTTTGTCGCCCCGAGATTGCATTTCAAAAATTCCGAAGTATGAATCCGCACAAGCGGAGCGGTATGCGAAGTCAATTCAGCCGTATCAACGGTAGCCGTCCATCCGAGTGAAGGCATGGCTGATGTCGTCGTTTCAGAAAGCATAAAAACAAAGCTGCCGCTGCCGGCAATCGTGAATAAAAATGTAGCAGTAGAATAAGACGGGGTATAAGTGAACCCTCCGACCGATTCCATTTGCGTCTTGATCTCGGCGCAAAGCGTATCGGCATCATAATCGCCAAGCGTCAGCGTAGCTGTTTGCTTTGATCCGCCTGGGTCAGCAGATTCCCAAAAGTATAGTTTGCAATTCGACGCGGCGATGCGGAATAATCCGGCAGCCAATCCGGTGCCGTACTTCGAGCGATAGGGTTTTTTGAACCAGCGATGCTGCGTATTGATTGCCGGGAATGATGGATGCTCGCTCGATGCCGTGACTGTCCCGGCTGCCCAATCGTTGATATAGGAAATCAGCATCTTCATTTTAATACCTCACAGCGTTCGGGGAGACGGTAAACGCCTCACGCTTTATCATGCGCTGAAGCTCTGGCATGATCTTCCGGCGGGTGATGCGCTCCACGTCCGCCCCGTCAAGCGCCTGGATGTTGAAATGGATATTCATTTGCGCGTTACTTTGCTTCCGGTCAATCCCGAGCATTCGCCCGAGCTCGCGCAAGGGAATAATTGCCTCAGGCCCGGCCTCTCCCACAAGCGCGCTTGTCGGCCTGTCCGCGACTCCGCCCTCTGCAAGCTCGACGCGCTGGGCCTTGATCGCCTTGATCTGTATCGCGCAAGCTGCGGCAGCGATGGCCGCGCCGATAGCGCCCAGAGGCCAGCCCAGGGATGCGAATGATGCGGTGATAGCCGCCGCCATGTTCATCAGCGCTTGAATGATGCTCGCCCGTTTTTGCGTTTCAAGTTGGCTCTGTTTCAGCGCCTTTTGATCTTCCTGATATTTTTCGTCAAGGGCCAGGAGCGCGGCTTTCTTTTCTTCTTCGGACATGAGCGAATCTTCTATCTGCTTTTTCTTCTTCTCATACTCCGATTGCAGCAGGGACATTTCATTGTCGTACCGCTGTTGTGAAAGTTGACCAAGCGCAGAGAAAAATTGACCGAATCCCTGCTGCAATATCTGGACATAGCCGCCGATTTTCTCCATGGACTTTTGGAATTTCGATTGTACTTTAGTACCCGTTTCCGTCCCGGTTGAAATGATAGTCTGGAAGAACGGCCCCATTGCATTCAGTACCATGCGTTGCGCCCCGGCGATAGACTGCGCCGCCTTGAACATGACCTGGTTAATTGTCTGCCCGGCATTGATGCAGCCATCTTCCCAAGCCTTCCACATTTTCTCGCCGGCCTGTCGTGACTTCTCCGCCGTCTGCTTTTCCTTTTCCGCTGATGCCTCTACCTGTTCCCTGCGGATCTTCCCTACTTCCAGGGCGAGCGCCTTCTTCGCATCAGCCTCGATCTTCGCATACTGGACAGAACCCTTTGCCTGTTCAAGCAAGTCGGCATAATACTTCTTTGCCTGATAGATGCGATAATCAAACTCATTGGAGGTCAATTCGACCATCTTGTCGGCAAGGGAGGCCATAACGTCTTTGATCTTGTCGGCCATCTCTGCCGTGTCAGCCGCAACCTGTTTCGTCTTGTTTATCAGGTGCCCATACTGAGCCGTGATAGCCGCGACCATTTCCTCGGACGTATAACCCATCTCGCGCATGCGCGTCATCGCGCGCTTGATTGCCTCGGATGTTTGCGTTGTCGCGCCCTGGATCGTTTCGCGAATCCACTCCCAAGATTTCTTTTCCTGATTCGCCACATTGACGGTATTAGCGATTGCTTCATCGCACTTTTTTGAATAAGCATCGATTGCCCAATTTGCGATTTTAATGCCGGCAACAAGAGCGACGAAAGCAGCAGAGACAAAACCAAGTGAAAGTTTCAGCGCCGCAAGCCGCGCCTGAAGAACGGGGATGAGGCCGATGATATTGTTCCACATGCTTGCCAGCTTGGGCAGGGCAAGGAGCATCGGGCCAAGGATAGCCATGAGCGCGCCCATCGCGCCAACAACAACCGTGATCGTTCCACCCAGAGGCGGGAACACATTTAACAGCGCCCGGACATTGCCGATGACGAAAGTAAAAGCAGAGGACAATGCTTGTATGACCGGCATGAGCGCGGTTGCGATGTTCATCTTGACAGCCATAAAAGCATCATCCAGATTGTCCATGCCAATACGGAAAGCGCGCGCCTTCTCGACTCCTTCCGCCGTGACCATCTGCCCGGACTTGCGCACGTCCTCGGTATATGCCTTGATTCCTTCGCTGCCCTTATTCAGCAGAGGGATCAGGGCCGCGCCCCCGCGCCCGAAAAGGTCTTGCGCAAGCGCGGCTTTTTCCGTGCCGTCTTCCATCTTCGAGAAGCGGTCTGCCGCCTCCATGAGAAGATCATCCATCGAGCGAAGTTTGCCGCTGGAATCGAGGACAGAGATGCCCAACTTATCAAGCGTTTCCTTTGCTTGCTTATTCCCATTCGCGGCATCGGCGGCGACGGCGGCATAGCGGCGAAAGCCGCCGCCGAGTTCTTCCATCGAAACTTCGGCATCGTCAGCAGCTTCGCGCAAGCCGGAAATTGTTTCAACGGCGATACCTGTTTTCGTTGCCATCTTCCCGGCTTCGAGCGTGAAATCCATTGCAGACTTGACGGCCAGGCCCAGCGCGCCAACAATGGCAGCACCCGCAAAGGTGAACGCCTTCCCGAGCTTTTCAATCTCGGCTTGCTTTGAGGCGACCAATCCGGCGAGCGATTGAGTATCTTTTTTGGCGGTCTCTACACTTGCCGTCCATTGCTGCAGGTCAAGTACAAGCCGTCCCGTAACTGTGCCAGCATCAAACGCTCCGCTCATCGTCGCCTCCTATACCCTTTGCTTTTTCAATACCGCTTTCAAGTCGCTCATGCAGCTCCGCCAGTTCTGCTTGATTTCCGCATCCGTCCAGAGTCGCGGTTCAAGCAGTTCGATCCGATCCGTAAGGTCACGTATTGCAGATTGATACTCTTCACGTTCTCCCCAATAGGAGATTCGCTGCGCTCCCAGGACCGCGATCTGCTTTCGCGCATTTTCAACCTCCGCCTTCCGCCGCCACCATCCGAAGTCCCGCATATCGAGATCAAGCAAAGCGCCGTAACTGAACAGGCCAGGAAAAGCGGTTGCGATCTCGGCAACCGCCCGGCTCCTGGCCTCTATCAGTTTTTTGCTTCGGTCGCCTTCGTCGGCTTCGACGCTTCGGTGATTTGCTCGGCCAGGAATTCAGCGATGCGGACGACATATCGAAAATCGACTTTCATCGCTTCCTCTTGACTCATGCCTGGCAGTAGTGGGACAAGAACCCCGGCAATGCTTTCCGGCGTGACATCTTCCGGCTTTTCACTGAAGGCCTTGACCGAGGCCTTGAAATTCCCGAGCAACTCACTTGACAGCGTTTCGATCGTGTAAGTTTTTCCTTTGGGAAAAATGATTTCGATCGGTTCAAAAAGTGAAAGTGTCAGCTTGGGCATATCACTCCCCCAGGGTCAGCACTTCGTAGATGTTCGGCGATTCCTGCTTGATGAAGACTTTGAACTTCACCTTGTGGATGCGCTGCGTCGCGTTGTCATATGGGATTTCCCATGCGGCAATCGGGTACGTCTTCAAGACGGTGATATATTCGGTCGTGACGGCAGACGGAACGCCGTTGACCAACGGACGGAATTGCAGCGGTTGCGCATCCGCATACATGGCCTCGCCGACGGGGTTCGTCAGCGAAAGGACGCTTCCGACCAGCGTGCCGCCCTTGGTCAACGTTTCCATCTGGGCCATCGTGAATCGCCCGATGGGGATCTCGATGTCGGGAACTTCCAGGCCGACGAATACCGCATCAGCCGGCATCGCTCCATAGGCATCTTCCTTGATCTCGACGGCCTTCGCCTCGATCTTCAGCTTGACGCCTCCCACAACCGGGCCGATCAAAACGCTGTTCCAATAAACAGCTACCGGCCCCAAGTCCTTGTTGAAAATTACCTGTCCCATTTTTAAACCTCCTACGGTTTACGTTCCATTCTTTTTATAGACAGCAACGCGATAGTTCGTGCTGAACTCAGGGCGTCGCGCATCGTCTTCGCCAATGAACTGCGGCGGATTGACTCCCGTAATTGTAGCGCAAAAAATATCCGGGCTGGTCCCGAACTCGATCCCCGCCGCGCCATGAAGGACATCATCAATTTCCTGCGCATCATCACGGGCCGTAAAGTAATTCCCTTTCTCCCCGCGCGTCACGACCTGGATCATTACCCACTTCATGTCCTTCGTCCAGAAGTTTGTATCCCCGCCGCCGTTTTCTGCAATAAGAGCGCAACGATCCGGCTTGTCTTGCGGACGCTGCCCGGCGAATAGCGTTGTGCCAACTACAAACGTAGTCTTGTTTTCCACCCAAATTGCTAAACCTTTAAGCACTTTGCAACTCCTCTTTAATTCGCTTGGCGATCAGGCCATAATATTTGTCGCGCAAGTCTTGTCGCGCGATTTTCGCCTCAATATATTTCGGGCCGACTCCCGACTCCGACCAATTTATATTTTGCCCGACTGCCTCATGCCAGCGTTCGGCATACGGCGCGCAGTACGTGACGAGGATTGCATAAACCATATAGCCCAAAGTTTCTTCTTGCATCTTGGGCCAGTGATCTTTATTGACCTTCGACTTGCCTTTTGCCTTCGGACCGGCTGAAGCGTCACCTTTGAGGTTGCCGTGCAGATGCGGAGTCTTCGGCTCGATTTCATCCGCATCTTTTTTCAGCGCGGCCCCGGCTTCCCATAGGGCTTTCTTCACGATCTTATTGACGCGGACATTCGCAAGCAGTAGCCGCTTGTCAAATTCGGTCATGTCAATCGAGAAGCCGGAACGATTGCTCATTTTAAAAATACCTCCACGAAGCCCCAGGAAAAATCCCTGGGCTTCCGAATCGAAAGTATAGCATACTCAACGCCTTCGAACTCGATGAAATCCTCATGCGAGATCGCGCGCGACTCGATCATGACGCTCATGGATGAATAGACATTTTCACCTTTCACATCCTTGACGAGCGCCGTCCCGATTTCAACTTTCCCCTTCAGCGGTATTTCCGTATCAGCCGGCGGCTGGCCCCATTTGTCCTTCACTCCCGCGCGATGCAATATGATGTCGTCAACGAGATACGCTGAAATCATAGTTCACCTGCCGCTTCCAGGATATTTCGGGTGACGGGATTAAAGGAGTGTTCACACATTGGGTGGATCGCTTTTGGGTCAACTTCCACAACTCCTTTCGCTGTCTGCACGGATACGGTTGAATCAAACGGCGGGAAATCCTCGTCGCTGCCTGAGATAGAAAAAACCATCCCTTCAAGCGCGGCGCAAAGTTCGCATGGATCATCATGCCGCGACATTTGCACAAGGTCATTGTCCCACTTCCGGCACTCGTCAATCGTCGCTTCGACGTATGCCTCATGCAATTCAGACCGGGCGATATTTTCGGCCAGGGCTTTCAACTGATACTGGCGCCCATTGATCTCAATGAAGTCCTCGCCCTTAACAAGTTTCTCCAGGTAGGAGCGCAGCTTGCGTGAGATCGCGCCCTCGCTGTACCCGCGCGCGAGGTAATAGCCGACTTTCTTTTCCATGACTTTCGCCATGCCGGCATTCATGGCCTGAATCTGTTCGTTCTGCTTTGCCATTTCGACTGCGCCGAATGCCTGATTATATGCCGTCATGAATTCGGAGACAGTTCCCATGATCGAGGCGTTGACCTTGATGAACTCCTCTGCCGCCTTCGCCGCGCGCTGCTTGATTGTGCCTTCCCGGTAGATTTCCTTTCCGGTATCCAGATTGCCGACAGCTTTCGCCGCCGCGCCGATTTCCTTGCGCTTTGATTCGTAGGCTTGCCGGACAGACGCGCGCGCCCATGCAGTCGCGATTATATCCAGACGCTTGACGATCTCACGCACTTTGGCAATGGCGTCTTTCGTTTCGCTCGGCTCTGCTTTGAGTTGCGCGAATGGGCGAAGGACGCTTGCCAGGACAGCCGCATACGTCTTGTATGTTTTGGCAATCGATCCGGCAAGTTGTGCGGTTAGTTTTTTCTGTTCACCCATAATTGCTCCGCGATCTTTTCATAAGCAGAAAAATCTTCCGGTCTGATCCAGCGCCGCAGCCATTCGAGCGTCGGGTCTTGCCGATAGCCGGGCATGGCCTTGTGGCCGAAGCCGATGCCAGGGTTGCCAGGCATTCCCTTCATGCCAACATACTGAGCGCCGGGCGTTCCGTTGCTCGGGATGTAATTATCAGCATCACGCCATATCAGGCCGCGACTGCGGACGAGTCGCCAAAATTTAATGTCGATGAAATTGTCCTTCGGATCTGCCATGCAGCGGATAAACTCGCCTATCAGTTCGCGGCGGAAGCTGGTCTGAGCAAGCGAAGCGTGCTGCATATTTTCATGGACGTATGGACTGCGAAATCTGAGATTATAATATTTCGAATAGCCGATGCCAACAGCCGGATACTGATCGAGCCGCTTTGACATTTCCTCGATATAGGTCGGGGCGTAATATTCATCGTCTTCGCAGATAAAAATCTTATCACTAAGCATGTATGGCAATGCCTGGCGAAGATTAAGGCAGAGCGAATGGAAAGGTTCCCCCGGCCCCTGCTTGCGCTTGATAAGATGAGTCATCGGTTCCTCGAAGCAAACTTCCTCATCGCCGTCATCCACGACAACCCAGAGATCGGGCTTGATCGTCTGCTGTCGGAGCCAGCGCGCGAGCAAAGCGATTGTCTGAACTCTATTTCTTGTCGGCGTGATTACTGCAATGCTCATCTTTTTCTCGCGACAACTTCGAAGCTGTACTCGTCAACATGATCGGCTGCGTAAACCACATAGACCTCCTTGATATTTGAAAGCGCCCGGCGGACATGGGCCAGGCCGAAGTCCGCGATCTTGTGCGCTTCATTATACGTTTGTCCTGTGCGCGCGCAATGCGCCCGATAGATCATTTCATCCGGGCAATAAATGACGAGGTTGCCGCCCGGCTTCAGGACGCGCACCCATTCGCGCAAGACCATTTCCGTATCCTCGAAGTCTTCCAGCAGATGCGAACTGAAAACGAAATCGAAAGCGTTTGGCATGAATACGGAAAGGTCGCGCGCGTCGCCGGCGAAGTGTTGCTGATGCATCCCTACATTTGCATAGGGTGAGGGAAGGTCAAAGCAAAGCGCCTGAGGCACGATCGGATCTCCGCCGAAGCCGAGATCAATCCCGACTCCGGTACAGTATCCCTGCAAACGATCCCGGCACTTTGCCGTCTCGCTCATTTCACAACCTCCAGCGCGCGCGTGATCTGCGCCGACATCATTTGCCCGGTGATACGCTCCATGCAGATAGGCCGCTTGCGCAAACATGATTGAGTAATCTGCGGCGGCTTCTGATAATGATGGCAACCCAAGCACTCAATATCCTCCGCCACGACCGGGAAAACCTTTCCTGAACAATCGCGCAGTTCCGGCTTGATCGCTCCGAACGGAATAACCGAAGGGATGCCGTATGCCTGGGCGACATGGAAAGGCCCGGAGTCATGCCCGACGAATATCGAGGCTGAAGCAATCAGGGCGCACAGTTCCTTAAAATTCGTCTTGCGGTATTCAGCGCCAGGCAGCGAAGATGAAGTTGTGCCGATCTCAATGATCTTGAATCCGCGCCGGTTCAGGTCTGCGGCGGCATGAGTGAAAGCCGACATGGGAGCATTGCGGCCAGGCCAGCCCATTATCCTTTCAGGGTGAATGATTGCCAGCTTCCCGGCTTTTCCGTTCTGCTTTGCGGCATAAATGCGCGGCCTGTTCCCGTTCGTATTGATGCCGACCTTCGCGGCGTATGCTTTGATGATATTTATTGTAGGGTGCATTTCATAGGCAAGATCAAGATCATAGAACTCATCGAAGCGGCCTGGATCAAGTTGCCCTGCCGTCAGGTCAAATACGCGCTCGATGTTCGGATTGCCTTCGAAGACCTGCGGATAGCGGGTTGCGAAAGTGATTTTCGCATAGGGGAATTTTTCCTTGTACGCCTCGACGATCGGGGTCGCCATAATCACGTCGCCCAAGGCCATCGTCCTTTTGAACAGCACGGTTTTCTCGAACGTGCGCCGCCTGAGATAGTTGGCCCAGCGCTGCCGGAATAGCTCCGCGTTCTTTGCCCGGATGCCATCTATGTCGATGGACAACTTTCCCATCGTGCAATTTCTGCGATGGAGTATCGGCAGCGGAATGACGGCGATCTTGTACCCGCGCTCGCGCAAGCGCAGGGAAAGGTCGGAGTCCTCATAGTAGCCGAAGGAAAAATACTTGTCATCGAACAGGCCATGCTTATCGACGATTGCCTTCGGGACCATCATGCAAGATGCCTCGATGTATTCGAGCCGCGTCTTGACATGGATGCCGCCGCCGTCCGGCCCGATCTCTCCGCAGTTCTGCGAGAGGCCGACAAGAGCAATCTTAGGATCGTTGCCAAAAGCGGCCTCCATCTTTTGCAGCCAGCCGTTGCAGACCTGAAGATCATTATTAAGAATGACCAGATATTCCCCTGTCGCTTCAGCGGCTAGATAGTTCATCGGCGACATAAAGCCCTGATTCTTATCATTGAAAAACAGACGGATATTCCCCCGGCGCTGCATCTCATAGCGAAGATAAACCCGCGACGTATCGGAGCTGGCATTGTCCAGGATAAGAAGTTCGAAGTCTTGCCGGGGTGAATGCCTGTAAATCGAGTCAAGGCAGAGCTTTGTCAGCTCGACGTGATTATGGACGACAAGCAGGATGGAGTATTTCATGCCTTTTCCCCGGTAAAATCGCGCCAGGATGCCCCAGGATCGACGATCGGGATCCCCTTATAGATTCCCCTATGGGCGAATTTGAATGCTTTCGCGCGCGCTTTCTGCTTCATTTTCAATAGATTCCTTCTACATTCAGGGAATCGTCCACGCTTGTAACATCCTGATTCGCCCCGACAGGCTCCCGGCGGTCAATATCAACCGCATAGAAAGGCTTGTGCGTGACGAAGGCGGCAATGAGAACATCGACTGCCTCTTGCGGCATCGGGATAGTTTCGAGCATGTCCTTGTCATAAGTCTCCTTGACCAAGCCGGCGGAGATAACGCCCTGGGCCTGGAGTCCCTTGCGCCGATCTTCATCCTTGAGATGGATGTACATGTACCAAGCTGTCAACTCCTGGGCATAGGCGAGGTTCGCTTTCTCCGTGGCCGACGGCGAGGCTGGGATCACCCAGCGCGAATCATGTAAGATGCGATTCCAGGCAGTTGTCAGCAGGGAAATTTGATCCGCTAAGTCAAGCGTCGCCCAAGCAGAGCAGCCATAACGCGTGGTAAAGAACGTCG